AAGACGAGAAGGCTGTTGCTGCACTGATTTAACGGTTCTCCGCAAGTGCGAAATGTAGGTGATGCTTGGGCCGGCTAATCCCGGCCCTTTTTTAAGAGAGGGTAGGTAAGTGGCAGATTTAGATTTCAACCATGTTTGTGCAGACGGTCTGCCAACAGCGACACTCACGAGCTTACGTGATCGCATGATGATCCGGCTCGGGTATGCTGCGCAAGTTTCTAACTATCCACCGGGCATGTCGTCCCTGCTTGACGATTTCTTGCAGAGCGCACAGGTCATTCTCTACGCACAAAATCCCGCCTTACACACTGAGCGCATCTTCACATGGACGCTGACAGCCGGCACGCGATACTACGACATCACGGATAACGATGAGCAGGATTCCGGTGCCAACCAGTGTACGAAATTGCTGAGTGACTACAAGCCGCCGTCATGGGTTGGCTTCCAAGACGATAACGATGCTTGGATTCCTATGTCAGAGGGGATAGCCCCAGAACGCTACACGATCACGACTCAGGGGCGCCCGGACTCGTACGAGATTCGACAGGGCATCGAGATTTTCCCGGCGCCTGATTCGTCCACGTACAAGTTGCGCATCAAAGGTTACTTTGGCCTGCTCGCGTTCACTGACGACGCGCACACGACGACGCTGGACCCTGAGTTGGTCTTTACGCTAGCACTGGGGAACGCCAAAGCTCACTATGGGCAGCGTGACGCGCAGAGCGTGCTAGCTCAAGTTACTTCTTACCTGAAAGCCGTCAACGCGGGCGTACACGGGACAGCCCGGTACGTGCCGCGATTTGAGCCGGTGCGAGTACCACAGCGGCCACAGATGGAGACGTTCATCTAATGCGACGTGAAGTCCTCACAACTGTTAAAGGGGGCATCACGAGGCTGCGCACGAAAGGTGCGGCGCTCAAGGATACTCTCTACGACTTGCTCAATGGCTACATCACGGCGGCTCGAACCGTCAAGGTGCGGCCCGGTACGTTTTTGACCGAGACACTGCCAGCCGGCACAGTCGGACTGGTGGCCTTCGAGGGCAACTTGCATGTGTTCTCGAATACTCTTGTGTCAAGCATCCCGTCAGGCTACGTGCTGGACGTTCTGCGGTCGCCTGACGGTGACTCGCTCACGATAACGACGATACACTTTGCAGAGCCTTTCATGGGCGCGCTGTACGTAGCCGCCGAATTTTCCGACGGTGGCATTTACCACTACTGGGTCCGCTCTGCTGCTGACTGGGAAGCAGACACCGAGTATGACCTTCACGAATTAGTTCAACCAACGACACCTGACGGTTTCGTGTACAAGGCAACCCGTCTTGGCAACCCGTATCCCTCGTGGACGCCGGCTGCTCCGCGCGCAGTGGACGACATCGTCGAACCGACAACTTATAGCGGCTACTATTTCAAAGTTATCTCGGTCATTGGCGACGAGCCAAAGTCAGGTGACATCGAACCAAGTTGGCCTACCAACGCAGGCGCCGTCATTACCGAAGATACAGACGGCACGAGCAATGTGCCGGATGCAACGCCGCCGAGTCCTGTAGCCCCGCCCCCTGACGTAGAAATAGACGGTGGTGGCGGCAAGTACGCGTGGCAATAACATGACTGAGCAATGGCAACCCGGTAAACTCTACGCGCCCGGCGACATCGTTCAGCCGAGGGTCACTGATGCTGTAAGTCAGAGCGCACTGAACAATCCGGGTTTTGAAGGCGCAGGTGGTTGGGACGAGACTGGAAACTATTCAATCTCAGCAGGCGGCGCGTTCGTAGGCAGCCAAAAAATGACGTTCGCCGCTGGCACGATAATGGCTATCGCCAAAAGAAATGTCGATAACATGGCGAAAAGTTCTGACGGTGTGACTTACGCACTAAGCGAGGTAGAAGTCAGTGCCTCGCCTGTATGGTTCCAGACTCTCGGCGTAATGCTTCAAAAAGCTAACTCGCTTGGCAAGTGGTTTATCGCTGGCGGCAACCCACTTCCTAGCGCATTCATGCACGAAAGCTCTGACAACGGAGCGACGTGGACAAAAACTGTGCCGACAGGTGACTTCCCCGGCAACAATACCAACATGTTTTTCAAGTGGTTCTCAGACCTCGGCCTCATGTTCTGGGGGACATCCTCGACTGAAGGTATATTCAGGTCTGCTGACGGTACTGTTTGGGTAGAAGGCACGCAGTCGCTATCTGACTCATACGGCAACATTGATTACTCACCAACGCTCGACATGTTGATGGTGACTTCTTCGGCCACCACTAACTGTTTGTGGTCAACCGATGGGGGTGATACGTGGACAGTCACCAATACTGGGCTGACTGTCGCAGAGATAATTTGGTGTTCCGGGTTTGGTGATGCAGGTCTTTGGGTTGTCTTTTCAACCGCTGGCGCGACGAAAGTTTCAGAAGACGGAATAACTTGGACGGATCAAGGCGTCGCACCAACTGGTTACAACGGCACGCCACGTAGTACGGCATACGATCCAGCGCAAAATCGTTTGGTTGTCATAGACTCTAGTGCAGCCGGGTTCACGGATGACGGCATAAACTGGACGGACAGCACCACGATCCCCGCAGGCACATGGGACCGGATCACATGGGACGCTGGAACCGGATTATTTATATCCTCTGAAAATGTCGTGAATAACGGTTCATTCATGACTTCGCCAGATGCGGTCACTTGGACAGAACGTACAACCACCAACTCCAATGACGGTTGGGGTTCAATCGCAACTGGTGTGGCGGCTGTGACCGATGCACGGTCAGAAAATACCGCGCGGCTCGCAGTCACACCGGGACAGGACGTGTCAGCTTCCGCGTACGCGAAGACTACTGGAACGCTGGTAGCCAACATCGCGATTACGTGGCATGGTGCTGCCGATGCGCTGATTCAGACCAACCTCGGAACTACAGACCTCACAGGTACATCGTCAGGCTATCGCAAGTGTGTCGCGAGAGCCGTAGCACCAGACGGCGCGCTCACATGTTCTGTCGCGCTTAATGTTACCGGCGTAGGTGCCTCAGTATTTTTTGATGAAGTGAGGCTCAGTCACACAAACCCGGTTACAATCTCCGGGCTCGTGTTCAAAGCGACACAGGCCGATCCGGGCTTTAGTGACAGCTTCGAGCCAGTTTGGCCGACTGTCGTTGGCAATACGGTCGTTGATAATGAAGTGACGTGGGAAGGTGTACCGGCCAACCGCGTAACGTGGCAAGCGTTCCCAATTCTCGTAAGCGGCTCGTCTGAGCCAACATTCCCGGCTATCACTGGTGGTGCAGTCGCGGACAACACTATCTCATGGATAGCGGACACGCGACGCGTGCTCGACGAAAGGTGTCCGAACACGAAGACCGTCGCGATCACTGCGAGCAAGATATTCTCAGGCGACAGCGACATCATCGCGTACTCCGCGACAATCAATCCGTTAGACTGGTCAACTCCGAATGACGCCGGCTACATACCATTTGGGCTGAACACTCACGGCTCGCAGGACGTGTCCGCACTGGGTCTGTACCGCAGCAACTTGGTCGCCTTCAACTCGAAGGGCTTCCAGATGTGGCAGGTCGATGAAGACCCGGCAAACTTCGCCATCTTGGACGCTATCGCAGTTGGCATCCCCACGTCAGCTAACAGATCATTGCAGCCAGTGAGCAACGATCTGGTATTCCTGACTGAAACTGGTATTCGCAGTATGGGCATTGCCGGCGCATCAACCAACTTGCAGGCTGGCGACTTTGGCAAGCAGATTGACCCACTCGTGAAAGCGAAATTGGTTGCAGGCGAGACTCCGCTTTCACTTTACTATCCGGGCGCCGGACAGTATTGGCTCATCTTCGGCGCCGAAGCGTTCGTTTTGACTATGAATGGCGGCAAAGCGGACAGATCGTGGAGCCGCTACGTGTTCCCAAGTGACATCGACGACTGGACAATTTTAGATCAAGATTTGATGCTGCGTTCTGGTGACAAGATTTGGCGCCTTGATGACGCCGCAGAGCGCGACGATCAAGTCGGCGATCCTGCATCTTCCGGCACAGCTTTCGTTGGTCGTATCTGGTGGCCTTACCTCGACTTCGGTCGATTCGGCGGCGACAAACAGATGGTTGGTTTCGACCTCGTTGCAACTGGCGCTGTCACTGTACAGTTTGGGTACAACCAGTCAGACGATACGCAAGTGACCGATGCTTACGTGCTCTCAGCCGGCGACACGCTGCCGGGCACTATCGTACCAATGCCGATAACAGCTCCGAGTTTTCAACTGCGTCTCGAATTCACTGCCGATCAAAGTGTGGCATGGGAATGGTCAGGCGTGATCCTTTACCTAGAAGACATAGGAACATAAAAATGAAAAAGACAAAACAAAACAGCGTCACCCTCGCACAGCCGAGCTTAACGGATTTCATGTATATCTGTGACAACTTGCCTGAAGATGAAATGCAACAGTTTGAAGCAATGTCAGGTCAACCATTTGACTCTGACGAAGCCGCAATCAGTTGCCACATGGCGCTCGGCCCGAAGTGGGTTGCCATCGACAAAGAAGGCAAGCCACTCGCAGTCGGCGGCTGTTCGCAGCTCCGCAAGGGTGTCTGGCAGACGTGGATGCTCGTACCTGACAGTACGTGGGAAACCCACGCGCGGGACCTCACGAAGCGTGTGGCATTCTTGCAAAAACAGATGCAGGATGAAGGACATAGGATACAGACGCTTGTGCTGTCCGACCGAGAGCGAGCAAAGACTTGGTATGATACACTTGGGCTCGAATATGAAGGTACGTTACGCGAGTACGGGGCAGGCGGCGAGGATTTTGACATGTACTCAACGGTGAGTGCAGCA